ATATTAGAAAGTGGGCTAGCGCGTCTTCATTGAGATACGAAGTAAGCAACGGAATATCTCTTTGCTATAATTGCCACAAAGAAGTTACAGGCAAAGAGGAACACTACGAATATTATTTATTAGGACTATTGGAGAGATAATGGGAAACATTTTACCAAGAGAAGCAGAGCACCAACTTCCAGAATGGCTTACGGGCCAGATGTCCGACCTAGAAAGACAAAAACTTTTTGATTGGGTTTATACGAGTGAGCCCTCTACAGTGATTGAGATCGGAGGTGGATCAGGAGGTGGTTCTACTTTTTCCATAGCTGAGGCTATGGCTAGACTGCGGGACGAGGGCAAGTGTCAAAATTCTGTTCTTCTAACCGCAGATCCAGAAAATGGACCGGCTAGAGGGTTTTATGGAGAGAATGAAAGATACAAGAACTTTATTAAATTCTTATCGTTTTCTTCAGAGTTTGAGTATATTTTTCCAAGTCAGATTTTGCCTTCTCCTGATTTTCTATTCTTTGATGGTCCCGAAGATCCCACTCTTAATTTAGAAGATTTTAAGTTTTTTGATAATATAGTGGAGAGTGGCTGTAAGTTTTCGTGTCATGACTGGGAAACATCTGCAAGAGCTTTTGATGGGGCAACATCTGTGAAAGCCTCAAAGTTAAGACCCTATATCGAAGGTCTTGATACTTGGGAGAAAGTAGAATGTCTTTCGGGATTATCCGCCGAGTGGCCCAACACGGATGTTAACTCTAGAGCCCAGTCGGTAGGACTGTGTTACTATAGGAAGATATAACCCATGGCAAAAAAGAACATACCAAACTACACCATCATTAAGGACACTAGGGAGCAGCGTGGCTGGATTTTTAATAAATCCGACCGATGTGACGGTATGCGTGTCGAAACGCTTAAGACGGGCGACTACACGCTCAAGGGCTTTGAAGAAATGGTCTGTATGGAGCGAAAGTTCAGTGTGGAAGAAATAGCCACCAACCTAGGTAAAAAGAAAAAGGCTTTTGGAGAAGAGATGAAAAGAATGCGGGAGTTTCCCTTTAAGTTCATTATCTGTGAGTTTACTTTGGACGATTTGGTTAATTACCCAAACTCTATCTTTTCTGAGGAAATGAAGAAAGCAAGACCTGAATTTACGCAAAGTAAAATAGCAGAGAGAAAAGTCACAGGGAAGTATCTATTAAAGGCTCTTATGGAATACCAGATATGGAATGGAGTACATATTTTGTTTTGTGGAGATAAGACAAACGGATTTTATGTCGCTAGCAGTATTTTTAAGAGATTAAACGAGATGTTTCATGAATAGACCTAGTAATTATTCAGCACTGTCAAATTGGCACGACTATGGGGTTTTGTCTAGTACGCGAGAAATATTCCTTTCTCCAGCAGATGATGATGGACTGTCTTCTAAAGACGCAGTAACATTTATCAAGAACCTAATAATGCTTGAATCTTTAAGTTCTGACCCTGTTGTTATACATCAATACAACGTGGGAGGAGACCAGAGTGCCGGACTAGCCATCTATGACGCAATCATAACCAGCAAGTGCAAGTTTTTGTTTATTTGCTATGGTTCGGCATCTTCGATGGGTAGTATAATTCCGCAGGCCGTCTTTGGAAAAGGCATCAGGGCGACACACGCTAACTGTGAGTGGGTTATCCACGAAGGGGCTTGTGAGCTTAGCGGAACGACAAAACAGTTCATATCTAACGCAGAGGCCCTTAAGCGTAGTAAAAACGCAATGTATGATATATATACTAAGTGCTGCAAGAAGGGCGTAGCTTTTAAGGGCAAGAAACCCGAAGAGATTAAATCTATACTTAAGCGTAGACTGAATGTAAAAGAAGACTGGATACTCAGTGGGGAACAGGCGGTAGAATATGGGTTCGCTGATGTTTTAATTAGAGGGAAAAACTCTATAGAAACCTTATTGAAAAAAATATGAGCGAAAAAAACATAATAAAGACTATAGAGGATGCTTGGTTAGGCGTAGACCTAAGGGAAGAAGATTTATTCAACCCTATGGATTTTCTTTTTCATGATGACGACCCAGACAAGATGCTGGAGAGAACAGCATGGCTCATGATGAGACCAGAGTACTTCTCTTTTGTTTGTAAATATGTTCTTAATATTGAACTATCCCCTTTTCAGTCTCTCATACTCCAAGAAGTGTGGAACAAGAAATTCCCAATGCTTATCGGTAGTCGTGGTATGGGTAAATCATTCCTACTCTCTGTGTATCCTTTGCTAAGAGCTTTGTTTATGCCTAGACGGAAAATCATTGTCGTCGGTGCGGCCTTTAGACAGTCTAAAGTTCTATTTGAGTATATGGACACCATTTGGAAGAATGCGCCCGTCCTGAGGGATCTGTGCGGCTCTAATAGTGGCCCTAGAAGGGACGTTGACCGATGTGTTATGCATATTGGAGATAGTACTATAACCTGTTTACCTCTAGGCGATGGAAGTAAGATTCGTGGTCAGCGCGCGAACGATATTATTGCAGATGAATTTGCGTCTATCCCCCGAGAGATTTTTGAAAATGTTGTTGCTGGTTTTGCTGCTGTGGCGTCTTCTCCTATAGAGAAAGTTAAAGCCAAGGCCAGACAGAAAAAGGCAATTGAGCTTGGGGTAGAATATAAAGAAGAGGAGACAGGACTAGCTGAAGATAAATCAAACCAGATTATTTTGTCCGGTACCGCTTACTATGATTTCAATCACTTTGCTGAATATTGGAAGAGGTATAGAGATATCATAAATAGTCAGGGCGATAAAGCTAAACTCAGGGAGATCTTTGGAGATGATGCTCCAGAGGATTTTGCTTGGGAAGAATATTCTGTAATTCGTATGCCCGTAACAACTATTCCCGCAGGCTTTATGGATGAGGGTCAGGTAGCAAGAGCGAGAGCAACAATTCACTCTGGTATCTTCCAGATGGAATATGGTGCATGCTTTACTACAGATAGTCAGGGCTTCTTTAAAAGATCTTTAATTGAGGGATGTATCGCCTCCTTAGATAATAGCATAAAAATAAACGGTGCGGATATGCATTTTGAATCCCAACTAAAGGGAGACCCAAACAAACAATATATTTTCGGTGTTGACCCCGCATCGGAAGTTGACAACTTCAGTATTGTTGTCTTAGAAGTAAACAAAGACCACAGACGCATTGTTCATTGCTGGACTACAAATAGAAGTCAACATAGAGAGAAGCTTAAATCTCACCTTGTTGAGGAGGATGATTTTTATTCGTACTGTGCTAGAAAGATCAGAAATCTTATGAGGGTGTTTCCTTGTATAGAAATAGCTCTTGACGCTCAGGGCGGAGGTATAGCTGTTATGGAGGCTCTGCACGACAAGGATAAGGTCAAAGAGGGCGAGGTTAAGATATGGCCAGTTATAGATTATGATAAGCCCAAAGACACAGACGATGAACCCGGATTACATATATTGAAGATGTGTCAGTTCGCAAAATACGACTGGCTTGCAGAGGCCAATCACGGGCTTAGAAAAGACTTTGAAGATAAGCTTGTTTTGTTTCCAGACTTTGACACTGTGAGTCTCGGTCTTTCTGCTGAAGATGATGGTATACACGGAAGAGTTTATGATACCCTAGAGGACTGTGTTATGGAGATAGAGGAACTTAAGAATGAGTTATCTATGATTATAATGACACAGACAGGACTAGGTAGAGAAAAATGGGATACTCCTGAAGTACAGGTGGCGGCGGGTAGAAAAAGAAGACTAAGAAAAGACCGTTACTCTTCTTTGATTATGGCTAATATGTCTGCCAGACAAATGTTTGTAGAGAGAACAGTGCGGACTTATGACCACTATGGGGGTTTTGCAGAAAGGGCAGCGGAAAAGAATGATAACGACAAGGACGATGGCCCCTTATATCAGGGCCCTTCGTGGTTTACAGAAAATATGGGCGATATATACTAATACTGTGTATATCTAAATGTAATAGAATTATCAATACTATTGTTTAAGGAACAATACAAATGGCAGACGACCTTTATTTAACATGGGGAAATGACCAAGAGCGCAGCAAGGCTTATGAGGCATCTGCCGATACGGTTCATGCTTATGACGGCATACAAAAGTCCTTTGCTTACGACAATAGAACGTTCTTAGATGTTGAGTCTTCTCGCTCAGTTCGCCCCAGTTTTTACAAGAGTGATTATACTGCTTTTCGTCCCGGCGAAGCTGTTCCAACACAGCAAAAGCGCATTATAAAAATGTGTATGCAGGCATACGACAAGGTTGGCATTATCAGAAATGTTATCGATCTGATGGGGGATTTTGCCTCTCAGGGGATTACTCTTGTTCACCCAAACAAGACAATTGAAAGATTCTATAGAAAATGGTTTGAGCAAATTGGTGGCTTAGATAGGTCAGAGAGATTCTTAAACTATCTCTACAGATGTGGAAACGTTACGGTAAAGAGAAATACCGCTAGAATAAGCAAGAAAAAAGAAGCTGAGCTCAAGAGAAGTACTGCTGCCGCAGACATGAAAATTGAAAATATAGACGTTACCAAGAGAGAGGTTCCTTGGAAGTATGATTTTCTCAACCCTTTAGCTGTCGATGTTAAAAATGTTGATGCATCGATGTTTACCGGAGATCTCGAATATGTACTAAAAGTGTCAAAGACAACCGTGAATTCTTTGATGATGTCTGGTAGCGGAAAGCGACCGAGCCTACCTGCCGAGATGATAAAAAGGTTTGCGCAGGGAGAAAGAGAAATTCCTCTAGATAAAGACAAAGTTAGAATGTTCCATTACAAAAAAGATGACTGGAACCTTTGGGCAAACCCAATGATTTATGCGATCCTTGATGATATTATTATGCTGGAAAAAATGAAGCTCGCAGACCTAGCAGCTCTTGATGGCGCTATATCTAACGTTAGACTGTGGAGAATTGGCGATTTAGACCATAAGATTATACCGACCAAAGCGGCTATCAATAAACTTAGAGATATCCTTGCTAGTAATGTCGGCGGCGGAACCATGGATTTAGTATGGGGTCCTGAGATTGACTTTAAAGAAAGCAGTACACAGGTATATAAATTTTTAGGTTCAGAAAAATACCAGCCAGTATTGACAAGCGTATATGCAGGTCTTGGAATTCCTCCAACCTTAACTGGTGCGGCTACAGGTGGTGGATATACTAATAACTTTGTCAGTCTGAAAACCTTAGTAGAAAGACTCGAATATGGTCGAGAGATACTAAAAGGGTTTTGGCAGCACGAGATTAAGCTTGTCCAGAAAGCTATGGGCTTTAGATTCCCCGCAGAGATTCACTTCGACTCAATTATACTGTCAGACGAAGCAGCACAAAAACAATTACTAGTTCAGTTGGCGGATAGAGATATTATATCTCACGAAACGCTTCTCGAAAGATTTAGAGAGTTACCAGCCATCGAAAAGATTAGAGTGCGCAGAGAAGAGAGGGCTAGGGTTAATGATGCGCTTGCGCCCAAGAAGGCGGGACCATATCATAACCCACAACACAAAGAAGATATCGCCAAGATTGCACTTACCAAAGACGTTTTGGATAATGATATATATCTTGAGAATTTAGGTCTTCCCACATCTGAAATTGACCAGATAAATAAAATAGAGGTTGATGACGATCCGAAACCAGTAGTAGAAGACACAGATCCCGCATCTCCAGACCCGAAGGGCGGTAGACCCAACAACTCTAGAGACCAACAGAAGAGAAAAGAAAAGCGAGTTCTACCTCGCAGCAAGGGTGATGTATCTACCACGCTATGGGCTTATGAAGCGCAGAAAGACATTTCTGAGTTAGTTATGCCTATGGCCCTAGCGCACTTCAAAAAGAAAAACGCCCGAAGTCTAACCAAATCAGAGTTTGACCAGCTAGAATATCTCAAGCTCTGTATCTTAACCGGCATCAAGCCATATATGGATATTGATGCGGATGTAATAAAAGCTATTATTGATTCCGGCACAAAACCTTCTGGTGACTTTAAGGGCGATATAGAAACCTCTATTACCGACTTTTCACAATCACAGAACAGAAAACCTAGTGTCGATGAAATGCGTTATATATACGCCTCTACTTTTGCTAGTTTTAGCTAAAAAAATAGTCAAACTGTATTTTTTGTGTATTACCTCTTAAGGAGTATTCACATGAAAGCATATGCACAAGAAATAGAAGACGGCATTCAAGATCTAATAGAAAACAATTGCGCGATTGCATATTGTTCACCTATTAGCTTAGAAATAACCGATGAAGAAAAGGCTATTGCCTTATCTCATGCAGACCTTAACAATGAAGAAGATAAGCAATTTGATCTTTATTACCTTAGCTCTGTTTTAGTGAGTAGCGGCTGGAATAAAAACGATGATGTTTTCGACCCCAAAGAAATGTGGTCGGCGCGCTCAACTCCCGAAGACAAACAATTTAATTACATGCACGACGAAAAAGACATTATTGGCCACATTACAGGAAACTATGTGGTTGATTTTGGTGGTAAATCTTTAGATGGAACTGTTGACTGGAGTCAAGCTGGTTCTCCTGAGGATTTTAACATTATCACAAACGCCGTGCTCTATAAGTCTTGGAGTGATATGGATCTTCAAGTACGTATGGCTAATATTATAGAAGAGATTGAGGAAGGAAACCGATGGTTCGTATCCATGGAATGTTTGTTCCCAAGTTTTGATTACGCTTTGAGAAATTCTGAAGGCAATACCAAAATTGTTGCGAGAGAAGAGGCTTCTGCATTTTTGTCGAAGCACCTTCGATCCTATGGCGGAACAGGAAAGTATGAGGGTTATGAAGTGGGTAGATTATTAAGAAATATATCTTTCTCTGGCAAGGGCTTGGTTTCTAAACCTGCTAATCCTCGAAGTATCATTTTAAATGATAGTCAAAGTTTTAGTGAATGTAAAAGTAAATTTATTACTGTTTCATCAATAAAGGAGACTACAATGTCCGATGTTTTACAGAAACAGTTGGATGAGCTAAAGGCTGAGTTGTCTGAAGCACGTCTAACTAACGAAACTATGAAGCAGGAGATGGAAACTCAGAAGACTGAAGCGATTGAATCTCAATTGCAAACGTTTGAAGAAACTATTTCTGCTAAAGACGAGGCTGCTGCCTCTCTTGAGTCTCAAGTCACAGAAGCTCTATCTAGAGTGGAAGAACTTGAGGTATCATTGGCTTCAGCCGAAGCCGCCAAAGAAGAAGCTATTTCTAAAGTAGCCGAAATTGAAAAAGCCGCCGCCCTCGAAAAGAGAGTTGCTGCTTTAACCGAAACTGGTCTTGAAGGCGAAGCGCTGGATGAGGCTATTGCTAAATTTGAAGATCTTGATCAAGAGACTTTCGATTTTGTTGTTGCGCAACTAACAAGAGCTGGCAAAATGCCACCTTGGCTCAACAAAGATAAGAAAGACGACGAAGATAAAGATGAAGATAAAAAAGACAAGAAGGACGAGAAAGCCTCTAAGGCCGACGACGAACTTCTTGAGGAAGAGGTTGACGAGTCCGAAGCATCTGCTGAAGATCTCGAAGAAGTGGAAGTGGAAGAGAACATTGCAATGGCTGAAGCTATTGACGAAGACGACCCTTCGGTTGAACTTCGCTCGACGGCTAGCGATTGGTTTGGATCTTTACTTAAATCAACGGCTAATCTTAAGAAATA